GTTTCTGAGTAACGGTAAGAAGACCTTCTTTAGTGTACATATTTATCTGTCTCTTCTCAGTAGTAGAGAACGGGGCCATTAGAGCAATAATTTCTTTATTAACATTATTGGCACTTTCAAGATCTTCATTCTTTATATATTCAATCATAACCTTATTAAGTTCTTTTACTCTATTTGATGCGATAAAGACAGCATCCTTTTCTGCTGCAAGAATATCCTTGATACTGTATTGAAGGGTTACTTTCTGATAATCCACACCCAAGGCAGACCAAAGACCAGCCCAAGGATTCATACCAGAAGCCATCATAGCCCCTCTCTTATCAATATACTCGCCTTGCTTTATAATATAATAAGCCTTTGTCAAAGAATCTGCTGTACTAAATTCTCTAAGGGCTTTACTCAAATCATAATCAGCAACAGAAGGTTCACTGAACAATCTAGAATAAATCATCTTGATCCCAAGATCACCTGTTCTCCAAGTAATGGTTGTAGCAGGGCCACCGATAGCCTCAAGAAAGTTCTTATCCACAAGATCAGAGACTGTCTTTCCAAAGCCATAAGCAGGGGCCACACGCTGAGACATAGAAGTCTCTTCGCCAATTGCATAGCTTAGAAGTGTATCTAGAAAGCCACCCTGAAGGGCTGTGTAAACCTTGGGGTTAATCTCTGCCTCTGAAGAATCCGTAAGCAAAGAAAGACCATAAGAACCAAGGGGAACACCAGCAGCACCAAAGACAAGAAGCTGAGTAAAAGCCAATCGTCCTCTTTCCGCAGGGGTAAAGTGTCGGCCAAAGGCCAAGTTCTCAAAGACCTTTGCTGTATACGACTGCCACTGTGTAGCAAGACCAAGCATACCATCCTGCCAGCCAGCAGCGGAAGCTCTTGTCATATTGAATGTAAGATCGTCTGTTCTTTTATTCATCCAAGCATCAAAGGATCTATAAGAGGTAGGATCATCCAGATCTACAACCCCATTCTTTAGCTTGATACCGGGCTTCTTAAGGTATTCAAGATAGGCGACATTAGAAGCCATACCCTTTGAGATTCTTTCACCTTCCCTAAAGAAGAATGTAGAGCTATCCTTTACTTTCTTGGTAAATCCACGACTAAGCCCCATTGCCACACGACTCTCTTGAATATTCTGAGAGATGTGAAATAGACCAGAAGTTTCACGATAGTACTTTGCCATCTGCATGAACTGATCTTCTGTCAGATCTAGCATGGGGGCTACACGCTTTGCAGCCAGACGGATAACATCATCAGATCCATTGACTAGTGCAGCCCTCAAGGGCCAATAAGCAGCGGCTGCTTTAAACCCAAACTTGGGGGAGATAGCAATGATATTCATAGCCTGAAAAGACTGAAGGATAAACTGAGAAGGATTCCACATACCAAGTTTCATATGGAAAGCCATAACCCTAAGAACATTAACAGGGTTCTTACTCAGTACATCAAAAGTTTCTACACCTGTCCAGTCAAAGACAAAGTTAGACAGCTTCTTCATCGTGTCTTCCCAAGCCATAGATACCTGAGTAGGCTCATTCAAAGACTGGATAAGAGTCTTCTGGAAATTCCTATAGACATCCCCTTCTTTACCAGCACTAAACTGGGCAGACTTAAGCTGCTGAGACAGGGCCAATCTCTTGACCTCCTTAGCATTGATAAGAACCCCTGCCTTATCAGCCCCTCGAATCATACCATCAATACCAGCCACACTAGCATCACGCCCAGTAAGATAGTTGAGAGATCTGGCAAAGTCTCTGGTCAATGCCCGTGTAGGATCAAGGTTATTAAGAGCAACATTACCATAACCATAGATGTACTGGTTAGAAGTACCTCTATTATAGAGATCTGCATAAGTCTCAAACTTACCGTTAAAGTAGTTTTCACCATACCTTACACCAACCTCAGGAAGCTTGGCATCACGAATAACAACTTCAAAATTGCTATTAACATCAATACCAGCTTTTGAGATAAAGTCCTCAAGATCTTTGACAGAAGTTATCGTAGGATCAAACCTATTGTTTGCCCTAAGTACAGACTCAATCATTGCAACATCTGAAGTATTGTTTCGGTAAGCAGCCAAGACTGTATTCAGATCATTAAGAATCTTCTTTGTCTCTGCCGGGGTTCTACCCACACCAATAATTCTGGGTAGTTTATTCAGAACATTATCAGACATATCCTGTGTCAGGTTTCTCTGAATAATAAAACTATCTACCTTAGAAGAGTTCTTAAAATTACCGGGGATATTTTTAAAGACATCTGAATGTGTAAGGGGTCTTGAACCTTTGCTTTTACCAGAGGCAAAGACAATAGTCTTACCATTTACAACAGGGGCTTGATCAATATCATCAAAATAGTAGACAACCTTCTTATTTTTATCCTTTAGAAAAGCTTCAAAGTCTATGGCAGAATTAGTCTCATAATCCCAGATATACTTCTGAGGAGACACAGGATCATTCTTCAAAGAATAGATCTTATCCTTAGGCATTACCTTTGCATTGAACCAATTGGCTCCATCAAAGGTTATTTTAGCTGTAGGTGTTTTCTCCAAGATCTTTTTCTTAAGAACCTTATCAGCTTCAATATACCACTTTGTTTCAGACAGTTTGAAGATAGACTTATACCCTTCAACAACAGAATCAGAAGCTTCTGAACCTGTAAGTCTAAGGTACTCTGTCTTAAAGTCATCAATACTAGGCCAATCTGTTCCCTTTAGGGCTACCTCATTAACAATATTATCAATAGTCTTAAGGTCTTTCTTACCAACCTTTTCAAGAGTATTAAGGATAGGTCTAAAGGCTGTCTCTTCAATAGTTCCAGTCTTCATAATCCCTCTTTTAAGAAGGGTAAGCCAGTCCTCAGAACCTGTTACTTCAGGGGAAAGGATGTTATTAAAGACACCATAAGAGTTAAGATCAGCCGGGGTAATAGGCTTAGAGAAATCCTTGATAGGTAGATTAGTCTCATAAGCAACAGCCCAACCTGTACTCTGACCTTGTACCTTTACTTCTTTAGGTGTGGCTACAATACCAAAGTTAGTCCTGAGAGCCTCAGAATACTTTTGAGCGGAGGCAAGGTCAGGAAAGTTATCTCCATTACCCTTACCAAGACTAACTTCAATAGTCCTATTGTCCATGTTATCAACCTTCTTTACAGAATAATCAATAACATGATCTTTAATCTTACGAGTAAGCCTATCTACAAAGTTAGTAGATACTTCTTTGATCTGTTCTTCTGTTGCACCCATCTCTTTCAAAGGTGTCAGAACAGAATCAATAAGATCATTATAGACTTCATGTCTAAGAGTAGGGGCAATACTAGGATTAAGACCTGTATTGATAACCTTAGATACAGAAGGAGCGGAATGTGTAGCAATATTAGTTGTTGTATTAGGATTATTAAGGGCTGTAGTCATAACCTTATTAGCAGCCACAGTACCCTTAGCAGCCGCAGCGGTAGACACAGCATCACTTGCAAAGGGAAGAAGTTTGGCTATCTTACCAACAGGAATAACACCAGCCACATCCAGAGCCAGATTAAAACCGGGGTTCTCATTAGCACCCATAGTCTTAAGAGACTCTACCTGTTGCCAGTATCGGAATGTATTACCACCAAGAAGACCAAGATCAGCGGCTTCTTTCATATACTTCTCAGCCAGAAGAGCAGCCTGTCTAGGATCTTCTTCATCATAGATCTGTTGGAATTTTGTTCTACCGTCTTCAGCTCTATTCCAAGAACCTACATCTGCTTCAAAGAATGTTGCAGCATTCTCTGCCATACCGACAGTTGCCCAGTACCCTGCTTGACCAAGGAAAGACCCAGCAAGACCAAAGTATCCCTCTTCAGGTGCATGTTTCTTAGCAGCCTGATCAATGATAGCCATAGTCCTATCATACCTGTCAGATACAGACAATACAGGGTCCTTGACAAGTTCCTCAGACACACCGGGATCATCAACAACAGAGAGCAAAGATAGGTTTTTACCATAGGTATCAAGCATATTCTGATATGTAGACAAGTCAGCTTTGGTTTCAAAGGCTCTATCATAAACAGATACAGATGTACCTTCAGGATTCAGAGTCTTCTCTGTATGCGTATCAACAGCCTTCTGACTTTCATCAAGGGGCTTGTCGTAATAGGAAGATACAGCCTCTGCCAGCATCTTTCTATATTTATCAGATCTTTCAGTAGTGTTAACAATGTCCTCGTTAGTAGGAAAGAGATCTACTGTCTCCGGTGGTGTGGTTCCAGAGGTATCTTCAAAGAGATTCATATTAAAGTCCCATCTTAGTAGCAATCTTAGGATCAGTAAAGGAACCTACTGCCTGACCAATACCCTGTGCCATAGACGCATAGCCCATATACTTATTGGCTTGCATATTAAGATTAGTAAGCTGCTGACCAATCCGGGCAGTAGTCGCCTGAAAACCTACACCAGACTGGTACTGATTCTGAAGGCCAGACAGGCCCCCTGTAATAGCTGTACCCATCTGAGATCCCTGACCACCACCAATCTGAGAGGCTACATTAACCAAAGCCCCTCTCTGCATAGCCATCTCTCTGGCAGATCTTCTTCTTTCTCTGGCATCAGCAGTCATACGAGCCTGTTTTTCAAGCCTCATTGCTTTTTCCTGTGCCTGAATAGCCTTATTCTGAAAGAAAATACTACCTACTGCACCCGCTGCTGAAGCCATTTTAAAGTTCCTTCCAATATCCTATTTCTTTTTCTTTAAAACCAAGACGATTAAGAAGTCTATCCATACCCTTTGGACTAAGACCAACCATCCTGTGTACACTGATAAATGAGACTTGCTCTTGTCTGGAGATAAATTCCATTGCATTAAACAAAGTCATGGAATATCTACGGTACTTTTCTTCTACAAATATTGCCAGACATAAACAAAATTTCTTTTGAATGTAGAAGATTTCTGAGATAGACAGGAATAAAATCCCCCGGATTACCTTATCTATCTCAAGGACAATCCCATAAAACCCATCAGTATCTCTGGCTCTATTAAAGACTTCTTTGATTTTATCTTCTTTAAAGACTTCTTCAGGAAAAGCTTTAGAGATTACTTCTCTGGATATTCTGAGTATCTGTGGATAATCCGACTGAAGTACAGGTCTTACTTTAATATCTGGGGTTTGTCCCACTAACAATTTCCCAACCAATAAGATACATATCTTTACCAGACTCAGATTCAAACCGTAGCTTGGCTACCCTACCTTTACCTCTGATCTTTGTCCTAGATACAATTGTATCATATGGATAGATAAAAGTCAAATCATCAGGATTTGCAACTGTATAGTTCATCATCCTATAGATCTGCTGAGGCTGACTCCATCTAGAAGAGTCTGAGGATAGATCCCACTTTGTTGTAAAGACACATCCAGATGGGTAATCAGCAGAGTAACCTGTCCCATCCAGAACAAAGTTCTCTTCTGTTCTCTTCATATATGTGGTGATGTACGGGAGATTCTTCTTGATTGTCCCAGTACCATAGAAGTCATATCCTGTCTCAGCATAAGACGAATAGTCAGCAGAATCCCAGTCAAGAAAGTCTCTAGAAGAGAACGTGGAGATCGTCAGATACCCATCAGATGTACGGGTAATAAATTCTACCTGTGCATGAGAGGTTGTAGAAGAAGCCAAGTTCTGTACAACAGTATTAGACGAAGAATCAATTACCTGATCTGCTGAAGACAAGACATTAAAGTCCTGATTAACAGAACCAAGACCATTAGAGTAATACCCTGTCAGTAGATAGGGAGTATTCGAGACTTTATCAGATACTCTCCAAGGGAAGTAAGCCTGTAGATCCATGTCAAGTACAAGGATATTATTCTTCTTACCAGACACTGTCTCAGTCTCGTCAGAGTACATCCAATAAATTCTTTTATTCTTCTGGTCATAGACAGATGTAGCCTCTTGCTTTACAGCATTAGAGATATTGTCATAGAATGTCTTGATAGAATCAGAGATAGAAGAAACTTCTGGAATAGAAGTAGACTGCCCAGAACTCTGGATTGTATAGATACCATTCACATCCCAGAACAGGGGGATACCCCCGGCATTAACCAGAGTCTTGGGGTTAATGATACCCGTATTAGAGATCTTGGAGACGTAGTATTCTGTGGCCTTAAAGATCTGGTCTACACCACCAATAACCCAGATACCATTCGATGCCATCACATACAGCATAGAGCCTGTGGCAAAGAGTGCCTTAATATCTGAGGCATCAGGGATGATGATATACCCACCATCAGAATCTACCACACCAGCCGAGTCTTCAGAGGTAGGGGATTCAGTCTGATAGCATCTTCCAATATCATCCTTTGATTCCACAACCTTGGAATAAAAGATCTTACCACCATTCTTCTTGGAGTTAAGACCAGCATACCATACCCGGCCAGCATAGGCAGTGGTAGAAGTAAACCGGGCAGACTCTGTGATTGTGGTAAGACCAGAAATACCAGAGGCAGAAGATCTATTCTGGCTAAAGAAGTCTAGAATGTAATACCCATTGGGGGCAAGGCTTTTACCAAAGGTAACAGATCTAAAGGTTTGTTCAGAGAGGATTCTATCCCCGTTAGTATTAGTCCGAGTACCAACAAACCATTGTTTATTTCTGGGTGGATAAGAACTTCCAGAATAATCGTTAATCCAGACAGAATATGGGGTAGTTCTGGTAGAACCACCAGCTACTTTATATTCTCCCGGTTCAGCCCAACCCATATTGTAGAGGTCATATTGGTAGTTGCTGGTGATAGAAGAAGGATAAAGATCTGTATTAACATCAAATCTTGTCTCAGTCACAACCCCATCTACCACAGTTGTAGTGATGTTTGTCCCTGTCTGAGAATAGGTAAAGGATGTAGATGTAGGGGCAGAGGCTACTGTAAACGTACCATTGACTGTTCCCAAGTCACAGACAACCCCTGCCACATCCCCTGTAGTAAAGGAATGTGCAAACTTGGTTGTGATTGTAACCACATTAGAAGTACGGGATACACTATAGATATCCGCAGACATACCAAGGTACTCAAAGTCTCTGATATTGACTGTGACTACAGAGACTGAGATTGAATCAGAACTGGGGATATACTCAACCCGGATAGGTTCAATGGCCGGGGAGACGATGATCAGATAACCAGTGATAGAAGAAGTCTGAATGCTTACCGTAGCTGCATCAAAGCTATTGGCAACGTCATAATCATACAGGTTGATACTAAAAGATTTCTGTGCAGCGGATGTAATAGCCTGAGACTTGTCATAGAAGTAGACCATGTTCTTCTTCTGAACAACAAGGAACTCAGCCCCACCAATACCAGAGACATTAGTCCAGATTTCTGTATGTACAAGATCCCCTTGTGCCACAGAGAAAGAACTATTCTGATAGTTGTCTTCATGAACAAGACCTTTTCTTCTCTGTCTTGCCCCGTTCTTCAGGAGATCACAATTAAGCTCATCAGAAGATGTACCTTCAGGAAAGGTCATCACAGAGGCTTCTGTGAAAAGACCCTTGTTAAAGGTATTGACGGGCTTAAGGTCTATTTTCTGAGGCATTTACAGAGACTTTCTTTGTCTTCAGAGGCGGGGCTTTATCTTCCCCAAACATCCTGTCCCACTTAGCTTCTTTGCTTTCCTTGGCATGTTCTAGCCAATATAAAAGGGCATTCAAGGCAGTCTTTCGGGAGGTATAAGAACCTGAGAGTTCATCAACAACATTCCCGCCATTGTCTTGTCTGATCTTGAAAAGACCAAAGCCATCTTCAGGCTTATAGATATGGTACTTGGCTTTCCTTTTAGACGAAGACACAGTCATCAAAGTGCCCTCAGGATTATCTTCTACAAGATTAATGTCTTCCGTAATCATTCAGAACTCTCTGTTCACCAACTTTAGATCTATTATTTCTCTGGAAGAACCTATGCTTTCTGGCAAACTGTTCTACCTTAGGATCAGCCCCACCCTTAAGAAGAGACAAAGCCCTAGACTTTACCTCTGCAAGGAAATAAGGGAAGATCGTATCATCAATGTCTGGGGTAGCCCCATCAGTCATTTGGAAAGAAGGGAGCTTTATCCCCAGACACATCGTCTTAGAGGTCTGTAGCGTAGTATCTATCGCTGAATCATATGAATCAAAGCACAGATATCTATCATCAAATGTTGTGAAGAAATCCGGGGCTTTGTTATTCAGGATAGGCAGACCAATACCAGAGGTGGGGTCAAGGACAACAATCACTTCGGATGAAGAGGTATCCCTTGAGACAATCTTCTGAATAAATTCATCCGGTGGAACATACAGGATTTGTTTGTATTCGAGTTCTCCAAGTGTCGAAGATACATTGTATCTAAGCTCCTTGACTTCAGTAACAAGATTAGCATCCATGTAGTTAGGTACTGAAGAGTTAGACAAACCATACACAGATACCAGTTCAGAATGTTCAGGTAAGTCTACGGTTGTAATCACATCATAATACACACTCCTACAGATATTGGCAATCTGGGTTGCTTCTACTGTATCACTGATAGAGTTTACTTGGTCAGAGTCCATATCATTCAGGACATCCTGTACCATCTCAAGAAGAGTCATCTTTGCTGTGGCCATATGAAGTCTTCCTTATCTAGCCTTATGGACTCTGGAAGAGATAAGACCAATATTAATCAGATTAGCCGTACCAGAGTTAGTCCTAAAGTACATCCGGGCACCATGAGTAACCATATCAGCAGTTACCTGAAACTGAGCAGACTCAGTAATAACCTGTCCTGCACCCTTGATAAGAGGGATTGTCTTAGATCCAAGAAGAGTTCCATAGGTTGTACCATCAGAGGAACCATAAAGTTCTAGATCAATGAAATTAGGAGTAGAGACAACAGAATAGACTGTTGCTGTGGCAGTGATGTTATGTAGATCCCCTGTTGAGACAAAGAGAAGGGTATCTGTGGTCAGATTCATCAGGGATGATGTTACCCCGGCAAGACTAATAGGAAGCTGAGAGACATCAGCATTCGTATCAAAGACAATCTGAGTATTCGTAGAACCTACAGCCAGTGCAGTTGTACCTACATAGGTAGCATTCGTGTATTTACCCCAACCTGTACCGGGGAATCTATTAACCAGAGTCCATGTACCTGTACCAGATCCATTGGACATATAAGAGCTATTGGCAGAAGCCGTAGAGATACCTTTAGGCTCATGGATATTAGGGTCTGTAAGACTGGAGTGTTGAATATTGGCCATCAGGTTATCCTATGGTTTGATTAAATCCAGACGAATCACTAATGGGACTATTAGGTTCACCCCGGCCAACCATTAGTATTATTATACTGCGAATATAGAATCTGTCAAGGGGGTTGTTAAAGTTTTACCTATAGCAACCCCCAAGAGTATTGTTAGCCGTTCTTGTCGATGTAACGGATCACCAGCTTACCCGTACCGCCAGTCACCGTACCACCCTTTGTCGTGTAGACATAACCATCCACAGTCGCAGAGAAGTTAGTGAAGACGCCAGACGAAGCAGCCGCAGCCGCACCATCACACAGCAGGGACTTCTGGGCAGCAAGGTTAGCCTGAGTGCCCAGAGTAGCGGTAAGGATGGCATCATCATCCGTCAGGGTAGAACCGTCCTTAGAGGACAGACCAACCTTGATCGTACCCGAAGTACCAGTCATCGCCGTCTTACCAATCAGGTAAGCATTAACGATCTGAGAACCAGCGGGGATGAAAGCCTCATGACCATCCGCAGCAGCCGTGATGTTGTTGGCATAATCCAACGTCACCACAAGTTCCTTTACAGCACCATCTGTCTCAACAGTGGCACCAGTCTGGCCAGCTTCCGGGTTCTTGAAACGAATCTCAAGACCGTCAGAGTTTGTCCAATCAGCCATTTGTATATACTCCTATTAAACCGAGGGGTTCGACAGAACAGTCACAAGGTTCTCAGGACGATAGAGCTTGACGCCATAACGGGCAGTCGTAACAAACTCTGTACGCTGGAAGTCCTTGTTGTATTCTGTATCAACTTCAGGCATCTGTCTCCAAGCACCGATAAACGGGACCACAGAGGCATCAGCAGAGAAGAACAGATTGGCCTTGAAGCCAGCGCAAGACACCGATTCCAGTGTTTCAGCCGAGATCGTAGCCAGTCTCTGCGAGGTGTACACATCGAAGCCGTAGACGTTACGGACGAAGCGCATACCCGTAGCAATACCCGAAGATACAATACCCTCGAACATGGGGTTGTTATTAATACCCACAAGCTGCGAAGCCGTCTCAATGGTATAAGCCACCGAGGGGTCAACGATAGCCACACGGTTGTTAGCCGAGACATTGGCAAGGTTCAGCGAGAGGTTAGCACGGGCAAAGTCAGCCACATTGATAACATTCGAGGAACCTGTGGCAACATAACGATGCTTACCACCGTTGATTGCGTTGGTGTTAGCCGCCGTCTGCTGAGACTGAAGACCAAGGATGGCCTCTTCAACATGCTCCATGATGGCACGTTCCTGTTCCGGCACAAAGCGCGAGACAAGTTCGTTCATATAGAAAGCATCCTGTTCAGCCTTCTTGGTCACATATGTACCCGAAGACAGGTACTCAGTGATCTGGAAGGTGAACTGGCCAGTATCAAGCGGACGATACTTAACCGATTCGTCTTCAGCATAGTCATCGACATACGCCTGACCAATGCTGGGGATCTTGAACGTATCACCATCAGGGAACTCCTGAAGCCAGCGAACATACTGCTGGGCCTGAAGTTCATCACGCAGAATCTCCTTAAGCTCACGCGACCAAACCTCTGCGCGAGTAAGAAGAGAAACATTACCAGTTGTCATACCCGACATTCTGATTCTCCTTTAAAGTTTAAGATTTATAGAAACTATTACCCAGTCTTTCCCGGTCCTGAAGCATCATGTTCTGGACTTTGGGTGAGTAATAGAGTGACCGATTATCCTTACGGAGCTTCTGATAGTATTCAAAATCTCTGTCCTGAGAACCGGGGTTAAAGTTTTCACTTCTGACTGAAGACTGCTGCGCCATAGTTGTCGTAGTCTTGGGAGTGGACACACCAATCAACTGGAAAAAAGCAGTAGGAGATTCAGCAGCAAGTTCCTTAAGTCTGTCAAGAGACATTCCTAGTTCCTGACTCTTTGTCTTAAGAATCTGACCAGCCTTCTCACCGTACTTAGACTCCATCTCCTTGTTGACAACATCAAGGTTTTGCGATACAGTCCGACTTCTTTCCTTCTTAGTGATAACTTCTTCTACAAGAGCTTCAATTTCACTCGCGCTATGAGTGGTATTCTCATCTTTAGAGGGACTAGTAATTGGATCAGGGACTTCCTGTCTAGTCTCAGGAGTCTTATTCATCTGTTCAAGGAGTGTCTTTGCATAGTCCTGCTTTGCAAGTTCAGCCCTGAGTTCATCAAGTGTACGGGTGATTTCACCAATATGCTTATCTGCCTCAAGTTTACCCTTGGCAAGGCTTTCAAAGTCCTTGAACTTCTTCCCTTCTCCGACAAGCTGAGAGACAAAAGAATCAGTGGTCTGAGTCTGAGTCTGTTCAGTTGTAGTAGCTGTGGTCGCAGCATTAAAAATATCTGACATTTGTTCTCCGTGGTCTGGATTAATTAAAATTTAAGGATATTCAAAACTTCTGTCAAAGCCCTATTATACCCATTTCTGTCTGCTTGTTTGAAAGCCCAACTAGGACTATCGTAGTCATCAGACAATACTACTTCTTTAATCTTATCTTTTAAAATACTCTCAAGTTTTTCCAGAACATCTTTGGAAGAACTGATTTGTCTTTTGAAACCTTCCTGCTGGTCTTTAGGAAGATCCATAAACCAAATTGTTTTCATTTAAAATTCCTTAGATACCCTCTTGCATTGCAATCATGTTCTCTTCTTCAGCCATGACCTGAATCTCTTGAGCAACCTTCTGTGTCTCATAGTTTTCATACACAGCAACATTGTCACCAAACAGAGCCTTCTCACCAAGCTCTTCAGACATGATCCGGGCAAACTCTTTACCAGACATATGTGCTGCTACTGTTGGATCAGCAGACTTAATCTGCCAAAGCTGCTGAAGATTCTGGACTCTCTGTGCCCTCTCCGCAAAGTGTCTGGCACCCATAGGGATAAGCTTACCAGTTGCCGTGATATCTTCCTTGGTGATTGTTTCAAACACCGTAACACCCAAGGTATCGTCTGTGACTCTGATAATATCAGAAGCATCCATATTCCTACGCCCAGCTTCAAGCATAGAGTTAAGGATAGGCTCAACAAATACCTTTTCAAAGTGCTGGGTCTTATTCTGGAAGATTCTTCCGGCTGCGTTCTGAAGTGTAGAGATCTCGAATGCCGTCTTTTCACCGGGGGTTCTAATACCCATAGCTTCTCTAGGGGCACCAGCCATCTGTTCCATCCTATTTTCAAGGAGAGAGATCTGGTTATCAGCATTCAGGGCTGTGGGATCAGGAGACAGATATCCAACATCACCTTCATCACCACAGTAGATTCGGGATCCGGGTTGGAAATCAAAGTCTTCAACATCACCCTTGATCTTTAGGACAGGAAAAGCAATCTGGTCAAAGACATCAGCCCTAAGATTCTCAAGGTGATCTATCCGATACTGCATACCAACCAGATTATCCAGAGGCCCCATAGCGTAAAGATTATCAGGTCTTTCTCTCCATCCCACATGGAAAATTGGTGAGCTACCAAGCCAAGAAGGATTAGGGATATCATTAAGGACATACGATCTATCCACTACTTTAATAATTCTGTTCTTGAGTAGCGTGTTCGTAAACTTATCGTACATATCCCCATAAAATGTCAGTATTTCGACATAGTCAGATCCATAGTATTCTCTAATAGATCCAAACCCATCAACGATATACCCATCATTCTTATGAAGATCAGAATCAGAATAACCTTGAATAGCATTTCTTGTCCCAACCATCTTATCAAAGATCTTGGACATATATTCATCAGCAGGATTCTCTTCTACCTGCTTTTTTACCTCACCCATTGTCAGAAGGGATCTGATAATCTTAGGTGTAGCCTTAAAATCTGTGGCAACAGGGTTAAAAACTACATCATAAGGAGAGATTCGAATAACCTTAGGGCCGATATAGCCGGGTATAATCTCACCATTGTCAAGACTGGTATAGTTAGCCTCATGATCCACAGTGGCAAAGCAATTACCGTAGTCAATATAGTCCAAGACAAGCTTAGACATGGTAATTTCAAAGTCAGACTGCTTTACCTTGTTCTCCATATAAGCCTGAATAACCTCACGCTTACCTTTGGAGTTAGAATCTCTGTCATCCCCATACCACTTCATCCATCTATTCTGGGGGAATAGGGCAGACATATAGTTGGCATGAAGATTATCACGGATCTGGGTCAGTTTAGGCATAGTCGTGGAGTTCTTCCACGGCAAAGAAGAATTAGAAGTAGATCTAGTATCTGTGGCAAAGAGATAATTCCTGAGTTCTTTCCATTCCTCAAGCTTTCTTACTCTCTGCTGATTCCAAAGTCTCCACTTATCAGCAATACCAGTGGCAATGCTGTCAGGAGAGATGATAACATTAAGATCTATTGTCTTCCCAGCCATTAGTGTGCAACTCCACCGAATCTCTGAGAGTAAATCACATTAGTATTATCTCTCTTGTTAAAACTATGAGTAGAAGGTCTTACTGCAATCTCAATACAGGAGGCCAAGGCATCCTTGATATCGTCATGAGGAGGGTTATTTGTCACAAGTTCTTCCTCCAGAAGCTGACAATTACCACCCTTATAATGGTATATGGCAAGATTGTCATACCTAGGCTCAAGGATAGCAGCCATACGCTCTTCTTTAGAACCAGAGTGCTTGGTAGGTCTATGCTCATCAATCTTAAGCATAAGACCATGCGGCTTGATGTAACTGTCCTTAAGGTCTTGAACAATTGCTGCCTGTGCAGCGGTTACTTCAGCCCTTAGTTTCTTAAAATCCCATCTATTCAATAGATCAAGGATATGTCTAAAGTATTCTGAAATCTTATCTGTCTTAAATCTATCAATGTCCAAGACATATACGTTGTTTTCGTGGTCTACCCCAACAACAACAATTGCTGTATAGTCTGCTTTTCTTTTTAGTGAGTATGCAAAGTCAACAGCAGCAAATACATTTAATTTTCTTTCTTTATAATACCATACACCATGTGTATTTGTCAAGTATTCTTTTTGATAGTACTGGAACTTATCATAATCAATAGGTCTGTTATCAGGATCAGTGGGGTCATTATAGTATTGTGCCCTGAACTGAGTCTTGTCTAGGTACTGTGCCCTCTTCTTGGCAAGGATTTGCATATCAAAGCCAAAGAACTTACCATCAGCCCTTCGTTGTCTTGGCCAAAGAAACTCACCTGTCCCATCACCAACGTCTTCCACAGCCCTTTCAAAGATCTCATAGATAGGCTCAGAACCTACGATTTCTGTCTTCTCATAGATATCTTCTTCCATCTGGAGAAGTTCAGAGTATAGATCCTTGGGGTGATATCTGGTCCCAACAACCCATTCCTTTGCTTCTGCACCTTCGATAGAAGACAGAAGAGAATACTGAGATTTTACTTTGTCTCGGCCTTCCTGAGTATAGGCATTCTCGTAGACAACAACGTCATCAAGTACAGCAATGTCACAATGAAGACCAGTAAGAGATGTTGTAAGACCCCCGGTAAAGATCGAGGGGTCTCGGATATGTTCTTCTTTTCTCTTGGGGTGATCCAAGGAGATTTCAGACAGAGTCCACTTCTCTCTTTTACCTTCATCATCCAAGATATGAGTAGGCCAATACCGTCTATGAATATCAGAAGTAAAGATAGACTTGATAAATGAAAGCTGCTTCTGGGCTAGATTAGATGTAGCAGAGATATACAGAATCCTAAGTGTAGGATCTTTAGTCAATTCCCATGCCACACGATAAGCAATCATAGCAGATTTACCATGATCTCGGGGGAGTAGGGTAAGCTGATGAGACTTAGACTCTTCCCGGTTCCACCAACGGCAAAGCTCCTCATGTACTGCACCCATCATACGATTAGGGGAGACAAGACGGATAAAAGTCAACAGATCAGATTCTGCCGCTTCTCTAATATCATCAATACTTGCCATTACTTGACCAGCTTAAGTCCAATTCTTTCGGCATCGTCCTTGAAAGTCTTAGAAGATTCGAGTTCTTTCTGAAGTTCAGCCTTGAGTTCTTCCTTGCTAGGCCGTCCTCTCTTCTTGTCTTTATCAATATACTGGTTATCGGCCAGATACTTCATGGCTTGGAAAGAAAGATTCTCTTCAGTCGTAGCAGACTTAATAATAGCCTTCATAGCCCTTGCCTTGAGCTTAAGATTAAGTTCCTTACGCCACTGTTCAAGGTGAGGCTTAAACCAATCTCTAGTAGTCAGATGTTCCCAGTGTGGATAAGAACCAAGAACAGACATGGCAAACTCATATTCAGAAACATCTT